TGGGATGTTGGAGACACGAGTTATCACCAACATCCCAACGGGTAGTTCCATTGTGGTTCTCTCGGCTGCGCTCTCTGCGACCTGCAACTCTGGCGCAGCGTGGACTGCTGGAGATGCTGTAAACGGTCAGAAGTCAACTGCCCCAGCCGTCACGTTCACGGCCCAAGGCGTTTGGCCTGCCGTGTGTGGCTACTTCATCACCAACGTTGCAAGCGGTACGTCGGGCAAGATTGTCTACATTGCAAACTTTGCCGACACCTCAACGCCTATTCTCAACCCCAACGATTCACTGACGGTCACGCCTACTTGGTTGATGAGCAACTAGGGAGGTGAAATCCCCTAGGGGATAGACGATGGCTCGCACCCCTTATACACAGAACTCATACGTCGGTGGAGCATACGCTGCCACGCTGACGGGGAGCATCAACAGTTCTACGTCAACGATTTCACTGACGTTTTCCGGGACGCAGTACTCATCGTGGACTGGCCTCGGCATCGCCACTTCACCAAGTGGAGCGACGGCCAACGCTGGTTTTTTCCTGTCCATTGACTACAACTCGGCCTCTGAAGAAAAGGTCTGGGTTCCAGCGCAGACGATTTCGTGGACTACTTCTCCCATCACGCTCACTGGGGTTGTCCGTGGTCAAGACGGGACATCAGCAGTAAGCCACCTTGCTACGGCTGCCGTCATCCCTGTTCTGACAGCCTCTGACATTTCAGAAGGCAACTACACGGTAAGCCAGACCGTTGGCCAAGTTCAGGCAGTCGGAGACATCCTCTACGGTTCAACGGCTCAGGCGTTCAGCAGGCTTCCAATTGGTTCTGCCGGGCAGGTTTTGGTTGCAGGCACGACTGGGCCGTTCTGGTCAACAACGAACACCAATGCCCACTCATCAGTGATTGTGGCTGACTTTGGTACCGGGGCAGCAGTCCTTGTCGGCACCAATGCTTCGTACACAGCCGGTACTACCGATGCCAGTGGTGGTTTGGGTATCGGTGCAAGAATCACGGGAAACAGCACGGGAACGCTGACGATTGACGGGATGGGTCTGACTGGTTCCTACGCTAACTCCCGTGTGTTGATTGCTGGAAACACCAGCACGCAATCTAAGTACAACGGCATTTACACGCTCACTACCGTTGGAAATACCACCACTCCCTACGTCCTCACCCGTGCAACTGACTACAACGACAGCATTGCTGGCGAGGTTGCTCCCGGTGACTACGTTCTTACGATTCAAGGAAGTTCCTACGCAGGCCGAACGTTTGTAATGAACGCCACTGGCTCCGGTGCTGGTGGAATCACCATTATTGGAACCGACCCCATCACTTGGGTGCAATCCGGTGGTGTCGGCCCGACAGGGCCTACTGGCCCTACCGGTGCTGGTGGCACACTAGGCTACTACGGTTCATTTTACGACACCACCACGCAGTCAGTAGGTTCTGCCAACACGCCTACGGCAATGACCTTCAACACCACGGCGGAGAACAACGGTGTCTCCATCACCAGCAGCAGCCAGATTTTGTTTGCCAACGCCGGAACCTACAACGTGCAGTTCTCGGCGCAACTCACGCAGACCGATAACAGCATTGACCAAGTGCAGATTTGGCTCCGCAAGAACGGCAGCGACCTCACAGAGACCAACACCACGGTCACGATGGACAAGCAGAACAGCGACAAAGTTGCCTCGTGGAACTTTGTGCTTACCGTCGCAGCCAACGATTACTTGCAACTTATGTGGGAATCTAATTCCACGAGTGTGACGTTACTGGCTCAATCTGCGGGTAGCAATTACCCTGCTACGCCTTCCATCATCTTGACCGTACAGCAAGTGATGTACACCCAGATTGGCCCTACAGGGGCCACAGGTGCCACTGGAGCCACTGGAGCCACCGGCCCGACTGGTGCTGGCTACTCAGGTGTCACTTCAACCTCTACGGTCAACCTCGGCACGGGAAGCGCAGTCTTCTCCGGTATCACCTCAACCGGGGCGTTCCAAATTGGACAGCGCGCTCGTGCCATCTCTACGGCGAACACGAGCCAATACGTTGAAGGCATTATCACGGCGTTGACGGCCAATACGTCAATCACCATCAACGTAGATACGTTCGCTGGTTCGGGCAGCCCGTCATCGTGGTCTATTGCCGTTGCTGGAAACGTTGGCAACACCGGTGCGACAGGTGCATCTGGAGCAACTGGAGCAACTGGGGCTACCGGGGCAACCGGGGCAACTGGTGCTACAGGAGCAACGGGTGCGACGGGTGCAAGTGGTTCGGTTGGAACAGCAAACGCTCCACTCTCCCTCTCTGGCACGACGCTTTCCATTTCCAATGCTACGACGGGTGCAAGTGGTGTAATCACGCTCGGCGGCGACCTCAACGCAACGGGTTCGACGGCAGGAACTCCCCGTGTCGGTTCGTGGCAAGGACAAGCCTTCACCACCGGAACAACGGCTGGTCAAGTTCACATCTTCAGTGGCACAACTTGGGCAGCCACTTCCCTTTCTGGCGACGTAACGGTTTCGGCTGCTGGAACTGCCACCCTTGCCACAACCGGCCCCGGCGCAGGAACCTACGGCTCATCGGGTTCGACTATCTCCCACGCCATTATTTCACTAGACGCAAAGGGTCGGGTCACAGGTGCAACATCAAGTCCTGCAAGTCTCGTCGCAGGTGTTCTAAACGCAACAGGCGCAACGACTTGGACTGCCTCGTCATCTGATAACGGACAGTTCGTTCGTTTCAGCAACGCAGTCGTTGTGACCCTTCCGGCAACGGCTCCTTCAGCCCCTTGGCTTGCCACCTATTACGGCTCAGGCTCGCTCACGATTACACCAAGTTCGCCAGCGACGCTCAACGGTTCGTCATCGTCGTATTACCTATCGTCAGGTATTCCAGCACTGGTTTGGACAGACGGAACCAACTACTTCGTGCAGCCATCTATTTCGTCAGGAAACTGGATTGCTACTTCCTATCTGAACGTAACTCAATACATCACTGCTGCGAATACACTTCTCAACCTTGGCTACAAGTCGGTCTATAACGGAACCGCATCAACGGCACTGACCCTCAACTCTGCTTCAACAAACAACTTCGTTCCGCAAATCCTCGTCAATGGCTCTACCCAGACGGTTTACCTCTTGCCAAATGGACAGGTGACGGGTTCACCAAGCATCCTCAATGCTTACGGCACGACCTATGCGGGCTATGTCGTTGGAGTGGGCGGCATTTCCACCAACGGAACCATTTGGACAGTCACAACTGGAACAACCCACAACTTCTTGACCGGGCAGACAGTTTACCTTGGTGGCCTTTCTGCCGGTGGCTCCACTGCCTACAACGGTTCGTTCACGATTGCCTCTACAGGTGCAACCAACACTTTCACCATCGCAAATACGGCTCAACCCGGTGCAGTCACTTTCGCTGGCACTGCAACCGTGCAACCCTTCCCCCTTCCAGCAGGAGGGGCGGTTTCGTATCAAGGCATCAGCGGTTCAACTGGGGCAGTCTGGCTCACTGGTTCCAACCCGCAAACGCTCTCTGGCGATGTGACGGTTGGCAATACAGGAGCAGCCACGGTCAACAAGGTTCAGGGTGTAGCAATCAGCGGAACGCCTTCTGCTGGTCAAGTTCTGACGGCTTCAGCAACAAACGCTGCATCGTGGTCAGCGCAGTCAAGTGTCACGGTCCTTTCCACCACGGGAGGAACGGGAACTGCTGGCACGACAGGAACCTACACGGTGCCTTCTTGGGCTACCAACCTTCACGTCATCTGCGTTGGTGGTGGAGGTGGGGGTGCAGGTGGTGGATACTTTGCAGGGACAACCGGCTACGCCAGTGGGGGCGTTGGCGGGAATGGTGGAAATGCCACAATTATTGACATTCCTGTCACCGCGTCCCTTATCTCTTCGGGTATTCCTTACGGCATTGGGGGTGGTGGCTCTGGAGGGACTTGTGCCTCATCAACGACAACTTCTGGTGCTGCTGGGGGAACGGGAGCCACCACCTATTTCGGCTCAACAAACGCTGCGACCAACTCCTACTGCTACGCCAGTGGTGGAGTGGGTGGTTCGACTGGTGGAAAGTTCAATACTTCATCATTCGTCTACAACTTCCAAGGTGTGGTCTACAACGCTCAGACTTCGGGAAACGTTCTCTACGGTGGCGTTGGGGGCTATGGGGGAACTGGAGGAACTGCTGGTGTTGCTGGAACCAACGCTCAGCAGGGAACCCTTGGTGGCTTCACTGGAGGCGGTGGAGGCGGTGGAGGATGCAGTTTCAACACTGGCAACTCCAACGGTGGGGCTGGTGGAAAGCCAGACATCTCGCCCGGTATGTCCACCGTTGGTGCTGGTGGTGTTGTTTCTGGTTCGGCAGCCACGAGTGGAAGCACCTTTGGATACGCTTCGCCGGGTGCCGGTGGTGGAAACGGCAACAACACTCCAACTCCAGCAGGAGCCAACGGAGTTTACGGTGGAGGTGGAGGTGGAGGCGGTGCTGCTGCCAACACGACAACTGGCGTTGGTGGAAATGGTGGCGCAGGCTACATCGTTGTTATTGCGACCTAAGGGTTTAGATGCCTCTTGCTAACGAGCAAATTGGACAGACTTTCCTTGGTGGTGCCGAGTTCTTCTTCAGTGGGCGCACCATCGGGGAAGTCGCCGTCTCCAGTGAAATCGAAATAGCCAAAGCCGTTGACAGCCACAAGTACAACAAAGTTTCTGAAGTTCCTGCTTTGGAAAACAGCACGGGCGAAACTTCGGTCATCCACGCTCGTTCAAGTTCCAACGCTTTGGTGGAAACCGATGAGGGAACGACATCGCACACTTCCAAAACTGTCTCATCTGTTGCGGAAACAGCAACAGCCACCGACGGCAACAAATCTGCACGAAAGTCTGCTTCCAGCATTGTGGAACAAGACGGAACGGCCATTGCCGAAGACGCGACCAGCCGGACAAAAAATAGTTTGGCCAGTGAAATCCAAAACTCGCAAGCAGTTGACATCCGCACACGGAACCCTGTTAGCGCAGTGTCTGAGGTGGAAACCACTGCTGCTCCAAAGGTCTACGGCAGGAACGTCGTTTCAAAAGCGAGTGTTATTGAATCCAGCACCAACAACAAGCAGTACGCCCGGAACCTTGTCAGCCACGTCGAACTTCGCAATACCCGTGAGCAACACAAGAAGAACAGCATCCTTGGCCTTGGCGCACTTGGGGCTGGCTACCTTGGGTACTGGATGGCTGGCTTCCTTCCAAAACAGACCGTTCCAGCAGCCGATGGTGCGATTCGTGGAAAAGTAAGCGACGCATCTCTGGTGGAATCCCAGACAAGCCAGCGAATCGCTGCGTTCGTCAATAACGGCACGACAACGGAGACGTTCACCACTGATGGCGTAGATTCCCGGACTGTTCCCCGTACTGGTTCGACATCTGAAACGTTTGCAGCCGAGGCAACTGGTGGAAAAATCCGCAATGCCCTTTCTTCGTCGGCCCTGTTCCAAAGTAGTTCTGCCGTCAAGAAGCAAAACTTGCCACGCCTTTCAGCAGTTGCCGAAGTGCTGGTCAGTGCAGCCACGGGCCAAAACGTTCGTCGGCCCATTTCGGCAGTGGTGGAATCCTCGCAGCAAACCAATACCAAGAGCCACGGATTTGGCCGACTTTCTTCTGCGTTCCAAACGTTCGTTGCGGCTGCAACAACCGGGCGTACCCGAACCGAAGTTGGTGAAACGGCCTTCGTACAGGCCGAAGCAGGCGTTCGCTCTACGATTCACAGGGAAACTGGAGCAGCAGAACTCGTAGAGGCCAAGACCGAAGCCAAGAAGACTTCCTACCTGACCAATTCAGCAGCATCTCTGGTGCAAGCCGTATCTAGTAGCCGTTCGTTGCAAGCAATTGTTGACGGTGCTGGAATCCTCGTTCAGGTCGCTTCGTGCTTCAGTTTTGCTCACATCATCACCAACCCCCTGCCCGAAACGTATATCGAAAAAACGGCTGCTGGGGTGTATGGTGAAATGTCCCAAGCGACAGTCGTTGACAGCGCACAACCCACATATATTGACCCATCTACCGGAATTCTTTTTGAAGACGGTGGAGTAGGCTCTTACAAGGACGGCCCATAAAAATGACGATTAACTACCCAACTCCAGCAGCCAGTCTCCCAGAACTGGAATTTACTTGGGAAGATGCCGTGGGGAACGTTATAGATTTCAGCAGCCCGAACTGGTCGTTCCAATTGAAGATTGGACGTTTCCCCAGTCCAGCCGTTTTGACCAAGACCAGTGGGATTCAAGGCTTTGCCGTCGCCCCAAATCTCATTGTCAATTGGAACCCCGGTGACCTCAACAAGTTGACCCCCGGTGTGTGGTACTTGCAAGTGACAGCAACCTACGGCCCAACGGCGCAGCAGCGTGTGTTGACCGGTTCTATCCGTATTGACCAACCAGTGATGTCGTAGGTGAAAAGATGACGTGGACATACACGCAAGACCCAACCAGTTCCGTCAAGGATGCCGTGCGCTTCCTCATCGGAGACACCAACGAAGGTGACCCGCTTCTCCAAGACGAGGAAATCTACTTCAACCTCTCTGAGGTGAATATGGATGTCTACCGTGCTGCATCGAACAGTTGCTACAACTTGGCTGCCAAGTTCACCCAGCAGGCAACCAACGTCTCCAAGAGCGTCGGTGGCCTCTCCCTGAGCCAAGGCTACGGTGACCGAGCGCAGCGTTTTGAGCGTCTGGCCAAGGACTTGCTGATTCGCAGCCGTCGTGTCAATCCCCCGATTGCCAACGTTGACCCCCACGCACTCTGGGCAGAACTCAAAGTTGGTGGCCTTGACCCGTACATCCTCACTGAAAACACTTGGCCGACGAACTCAGAACTCGGCACAACGACTTCCTACGGGATGGGCTACAACCCCGGTGGTGGTGAAAACAACTCCGATGCCAACGGCGATGAATACAACGGCAACGATGTACCGTGAGTATTGACCCAGAACTTCTGGCGATAATGACCCAGACCATTATCGTCCAAAACCCGATTGCAGCAAAAAGCCCCGGTGGTGGCCCACCGGTTTTGGATGGCTACGGGAGACACTACGTCAACAGCAGTGGGCAAAGTGGTTCGACGGTGGAATACGGCCCACCAGTGACCTACAAGTGTCGCTTGGAGTACAAAATGAAGGTGCTGGCCACTGAAAATGGCCGTGACCGGATGAGTTCTGGCCGTGCCTACCTCAACGGTTTCTACCCCAACCTCACTACTGAGTGTCTGGTCGTTGTCCCAAACCAGACGCAGGAATCCTTGGAGTACCCAGTGGTGATGTATGTAGAGAACAACTTCGATGAGACTGGCCTGACGGGGTACAACACCGTTTTGCACTTTGAATAGGGGGCAGTGAAATGGCCGAAGAACTTACTGCCGAAGTCTCGCTCCACCTGTTCAATATGATGAACGCTCCAAAGCGTGTTTTGGAGGAAATGGTTGATGCCTATAACGAATATCTGCACTTTGTTTTTAAACTGAGCCAAGAGTTAGTCCCAGTGGACACTGGTGATTTGATGATGAGTGGCCAAGTTGACGATGCCGTGTTCCGTGACGAAAACACGGTTGGTGGGTCAATCACCTACGGCGACAATTTGGTGGATTACGCAGTGATTGTCCACGAAGATTTGGATGCTTACCACGAGTATCCAACGCAGGCGAAGTACCTTGAACAACCGTTTACCGACAATTTCCCCGACCTCGTAGAAGACGTAAAGCGTAGAATCCGAAAGGCGTTGAAAGAATAATGGCACTCCTTGATTCGATGGGCCAGTATCTCCAAGACCAGACAGCCAGTCTCCCTAGCAATCAGCAGTTGACCCTCGGTGGGAACCTGTTCCTTGGTCGCTTCCCGGCAGAAGCCCCGAACGCTGCCGTCCTCATCCAACAATACGGTGGTGGAACTCCGACGATGACGATGGGTTCAGCACCGGCGGTCATTGAGAATCCAAAACTCCAGTTGCTCGTTCGTGGTGAGCGAGAGGACTACCCGGATGCCTACCAGTTGGCCTACATCCTTTGGACAATTTTGTCCTCAGTGGTCACAAACGTCACCATTGACGGCACCAACATTCTCCGTATCGCTCCTATGGGGATGCCGAACTACATCGGCTACGACGATACTGACCGACCTAAGTTCACCATCAACTTCACAGCGATGGTCGCTACGCCCTCGTCGTGAGCGAACTCAACCTTGTACTGAAATCCATTGAGGCTGCCAAGGCAGCCAACCTCGCAGCCATCCGTGCTTTGGAAGCCGTCGAACAGATGTTGGGTGGTTCTGCCCCTGAGCCTGAGCCAGAGACGGAGCCGGAACAGCAGCCTGAGGGATGCCAACACACCGATGCCGTGAAGGTTCCTACGGTCAACGGCTCGTTCCTCGTCTGCCCCTGCGGGCATCAGCAAGAAATCTAAAATCCTGACTTGACTTTGTTCTAACCCTAATGTAAACTTAAGGTATGAGCAACCTCACAGAAGAACAGCGAGCAGCGATGAACAGATTCGCTCAGGACTTTGCAGCAGTGCTTCTTCCCATTGTGCGTAGGAAGTACGAGCAAGACCTGAGCAACGGAGCCACCGAAGCCCAGACGATAGGAGAGCAATGAACACCATCACCCCTCTGTTCCCCCTTGGGAACGTGGTCATCACGACCAACGCCCTGAACACCCTCACCGAGGCCAACCCTGAGGCTTCCTACGAGATGGTCAAAATCCTTGGCCGTCACCAGTCTGGCGACTGGGGAATCGTTGACAACGAGGACAAGAGTTCCAACGACGATGCCGTGAAGAACGGAAGCCGTATCCTGTCGGCCTACGAAATCGAAGGCATCAAGGTGTGGGTCATCACCGAGTATGACCGGAGCATCACCACCATTTTGCTCCCTGAGGACTACTAAGCAGCCAATCCAAGGTTGTGTAGAATCCCCTAGGGAAATACACAGGAGACAAAATGGCAGCGCGGAAAACGCAAGGCGTGGCAGACCTCGCTCTCACCTACGAATGGGAGAACGTTGAGGAATGGGATGGCCTCGTCAAGGGTGACCTCGTACTCGTCAAGGGCGAGCGTGGTGATTGGCGTTTCCAATGGGCCAAGGTCAAAGATGGCGAAGTCACTGAGGTGACTGTCCACGGTGGCCCCAATGGTCACGGCTCGTTCCGAACGTTCTTACCGAACCGGGTCAGCAAGCCAAAGGTCAGGAATCGCAGGCCTGCCAAGGCGTAGTACGGTGTTGTAGTCAAATCCATTTCGGACTTTCGGTGGTAATCTTGCGGGGTAAGTACCCTCGCTCACCGGAAGGGCCAGATGGCTAAGGCTGCACCGAAGTCCTACCAAGTCACCGACAAGTCGCCCCTTACCTACAACGGTAAGCGGGCTATGCCCAGTGACGTGGTGACGGATATCCCCGGCGAGGACATTTCGTGGCTTCTTGAAGGTGGCTACATCGTTCCTGTCGAATCAGCACCTGAGCCAGACGTGGATGCTAGCGAGCCTGCCCCTGCGACTACCGAGGCCAACTAATGCCGATTTTCCAGCACGGTAAGAATACTCGCACCATCCTCACGGTTCCAAATTCGACGGCAGGCACGTTCACTGGCACGGCCACCAACAGCAGTTATTACTTGACTGGCGTAGTCACCTCGTTCGGCTTGACGGTTGGAATGGTCATCACGTCTCCCTCAGACCTGTCGTGGTCGGCAGTCATCACCTCAATCGGTTCCAACTCCGTAATGCTTAACGCCACGCCGAGTTCGGGTGTCTACAGCGCAACGGCCCCACAGGTTTTCACTGTGCTTCTGCCCCAAGTTTCGGCTGGAGTGACCGGAATTGGCTACGACCTCTCCCAATTTCTGAACGATGCCAGCATCAGCCAGATGATTGACGCTACTGAAACCACCACGTTCCAAACCGGTGGCAGTAAGTCCTACATTCAAGGGTTGAAGGAAGGCACCGTCAGTCTGTCCGGCTTCTATGACGGAACACCAGCCGGTATTGACCCAATTATGTACAGGACTGCCAACCACGCAGCCAACAAGTCCGTTCTTATCTTCCTTGATGGTGGAAACAACGCTACCCCGGCAGTTTGCTATATGGCCAACGGTGTCCAAACCAAGTACGACTTGAAGTCGCCAGTTGCCGGTGTTGTTAGTGCTGATATGGAACTTCAGGCCGATGGTGGCGTGTGGCGTGGATACGGCCAGTACATCACTTCGGGAACCACCAGCCTCACCGCAGCAGCCACGGTCAACAACAACTTTTCCACCTCAAAGGGTGGGCTGTTGATTATGGGCGTTTCGTCGGCCAACGGCAACTCCGGTTCTTCGTTGCTGGAATTCCAAACCTCGCCAACCGGCTCAGTGTGGACAACGGTGGAAACGCTGACTGTTGACGCTTCAACCTCTTACGGGATTGGTGCAGTCGCCATCAACCTCGTTGGAACCATCCCGCAGTACACCCGCCTGTACTACTCCGTCGGAAGCGGAGTGACAGCCAACATCTACTACGGGTTCGCCCGCTTCTAGAAGGAGATAGCAATGCCCATTTTCAATCACGGTAAGAACGCGTTTCTGGCTCTCGGATACGAGTTGTCCGGTTCCACCTACGCAACCTGCACCCTGACCAGTTCCTCGTCGCTCTCCAGCGTTTTAGTGCCTGCTGGCACCCTGCTCGCTGGTGGTGCCGGTGCTTACGGCAGCCCGTCAATGCTCGCTGGTTCGACGGCCGCCTATGGTGTGTTCGCTGGTGGAATCCCCGGCTACACGACCACCCAAATCACGAGCAGCAGCACGAGCGTCACGCTGGCTGAATCGGCAATTGGTGGAACCGGTGTCCTGCCTGCCGTTGGTACGGCTGGCGTTCCGCTTCTGCCGATGGTGAACATCTCGCCATTTATCAACGACGCTGGACTTCCGGTTGCCATTGACGCAAGCGAAACCACGACGTTCAGCCAAGCCGGTGTGAAGACCTACATTCAGGGTCTGAAGGGCTACTCGCTTACGTTTGCTGGTATGTACGACCAGACTGCTGCTGGTGCAACCTCGGCTGCCGATGGCGTTGCTGGTGGAATTGACTACATCGTTTACTGTATGGAGAACTGGCAGAACATTGCTGGAAACTTCGTTCAGTTCGTGTACGGCCCGTCTGACCCCGGCCAGTTCGTTCTTGGTTCGGCTGGTGTGCCATCCATCAAGTACTTCGGCCAAGGCGTTTTCACCAAGTACGACCTGAAGTCATCGGTCAACGGCGTTGTGACGTTCGACGGTGAAATCCAAGTGACAGGCCCCGTGTATCGGACTATCCTCTAGGTAACCCTAGTAAGGAGCAGGAATGTCAAATCTCGCACAGCAAATTTTTGCCGTAGACGATATCGAAAGCGAACTTTTGGAAATCGCGCAGTGGAATGTCACCGTGCTGGTCAAGTCAATGACGGCCAAGGACCGCGCCCGGATGATTGGTCGCTCGGTTCAGGCCAACGGCAACTTCGACTTGGAAGAAGTCCTGCCCGACTTGGTGATTCACTGTACTTTCGACCCAGAGACGGGCGAGCGTGTGTTCACGCCAGCCGACCGCGAGATGCTGATGTCCAAGGCTGCCTCGGCCATCGAACTCATCGCCACGGTTGCAATGCGCTTGTCCGGTATGGACGAGGATGCAATTGAGAGGGCGGGAAAAGGCTTGTAGATGACCCGGAAAGGAGATTTCTCTTTGAGTTGGCTGAAAAGTTAGGCCGAACCGTAGAGGAACTTCTTGACGGGTCACCGTCACACAAACCAATTTCCGCTTACGAAGTGACTGAGTGGCACGCATTGTGGCGACTGAGGAACTACGAACACGAACAGGCCACAAAGGGCTACTAGCGGAAAGGGGGTAGTGAAATGACGATGGACACCGGTGGCGACAACCTAATCGCCAATGCCATCCGTATCGCTATCCTTGGTGACAACAAGCAATTCAAGAGCGTTGTCGGTGACAGCGTTGAATCAGCAAAGGCCGCAGCAGACGGCATCAAAGGTGCTTTTGCCGACGTAGGTGGGTTCCTTTCCAAGGCAGTTGGCTTCTTCGGTGTCGCTGCGATGGTTGACAAATCAGCAGAAGCCGCTTCCAAACTGACCGGTCAACAAAATCTTCAGGCAACGATTCTGAAGAACCAGTTGTCCCCAGAACTGGTGAAGCAGTTCGGCATCACTAAGGGAATCGAGGGTAATTACTCCAAGATTCTTGCCAATGCTGCGATGATTCAGTCAACTTCAACCGGTATGAGCGTCACCCAGATAACGCAGGCCCAGACGATGTTCCTTACCAACAAGGAACTGGCCAATATGTTTGCCACCGGTCAGAAGATTACTTCTGGGCCACTGACCGGTATGAACGTTCAGTTGGAAAACGCAATGAACGCTGCTGCAAACTTGGCAGGAACGATGGGTGGCAACGTCTACGCCGCGTCTCGTCTGCTGAACCGAGTATTGGAAGACCCGGCAAAGCGTGTGACAGCACTTCGCCGTTCTTCGTTGCAGTTGAGTACCGACCAAATCAACTCCATTAAGCAGATTGAGGCTTCACAGGGCAAGGTCGCTGCCCGATACGCCACTTTGCAATTGGTGAACTCAGAACTCGGTGGTGCTGCTCAGGCAGTGGCCAACCCGATGGAGAAGTTGCAGAACGACTTCCAAAACCTCACCATCGAACTTGGTGAGGTTTTTCTCCCGTTAATTAACGCATTTTCTGATGTAATTGCTAATTTGGTTGGTTCAATTGCTCCGATGATGCAGCAATTGGCAAACGTTATTAAGCCAACAATGATGACTATTGGAACTGCAATCGGTGATGTTTTTACGATTGTTGAACCAATCTTGAACACCATTACCACAAGAATATTGCCAGACCTTATGATGGTTCTTCAACCAATTATTGACGCATTTGGTAAAATGGCAAACGCTTTTGCAAATTCTGCTGCTCTAAAAGACTTCTTGACCATCATAGGAAAGTTGTTTGACAAGTTGTCTTTGAAACTTCTCAAATTGCTTCTTCCGTTATTCACCAATTTGCAAAAAACATTTGACAAAATGTCCAAAAACGGTCAATTGGACAAGTTGTTCAAAAATCTTGCCAACGTGTTCGCCACACTGCTGCCGATTCTTCCCCAACTCATCCAGTTCGCCATCACACTGGTGGAAGCGTTGTTCCCCCTGTTTGTCCAGTTCTTCCCCATCCTCATTCAATTTATGCAGTGGGGTGCTGATTTTCTTGCGTGGTGCATCAAGGTTGTCCCTGCCGTAGCAAAAGTTGTCGAAAAAATCCTAAAGTGGGCAGACGGGCTTCCCATCATCAAGCAACTGTCGCACCACACTGGCGTTCTGAAGGACATCATCCTTGGCTTGGTCGCAGTCTGGTTCACCAGAGGGATGTTCCTCGCTCCGTTGAAACTCATCATCGGCACTATTGACAAGATGCGGGACAGCATCAAGTTGGCCCAGACGGGCTTCAAGGACTTGAAGGGAGGTGGCTTTGGTAAGGGCCTGAGGCAAATTCTCGGCCTTGGTGGGGCTGCTGAAAAAGACGCACAAGTTGTTGCTGTAGAAGCGAACACGGTTGCCCTCGGTGAAAACACGGCTGCCCTTGGTGGCAACGCATTAAGCAACGAAGTTGGCGGTGGCGGTGGCGCAGGCAAAGACGCAAAGGAAGCCGAAGGATTCTTCAAGAAGTTTATGAAGTTCGCCAAGAACCCAGTGAAAACTTTCAAGGAGATGGCCGGAGGCGCACTGGGCAAGTTGAAGAACTTGTTTGGTCGTGGTGCTGGAAAAACTGCTGCTGGTGATGCAGCGTCCACCGGCGAGGCTGCTGCTGGTGAAGCAGCATCCACTGGCGAGGCTGCTGCTGGTGAAGC